GGACCCAAAATACCCCCAGTTAACTTTTTTGCCGCAGACGACCGTCAGGACGGTGGGAGATGGCACCTGACCTCGACTTCTCGCTCTCGTCGTTCGCCTTCGCGCTGGGCGACCACGACTTCTCGCTCGCCCGCGTGGCCGACGAAGACGGCATCGACGTGGCCGAGGACACGGACGGCATCGACAACGGCCGCTACGACAGGCCGCGCATCTACGAGGGCAACGTGACGCGCCCCGTGCTCTACGAGCACGCGGCCGACATGGTGGCCGACCTCGACCTCGCGGACGGCATGCGCACGTTCGCCATCGTGAGCGGCAACTTCGTCTTCGGCGACGTGCTTGAGGCGCTGGTGCTGGAGAGGGGCGTGAGGTTTCGCACGCTGACCATCCAGACGCTCAGCATGAGCCAGGACAACATCGACAGCCTCAGGCGCATCAGAAACGTTCACGGCGACAGGCTTGAGTCGCTTCGCATCGCGCTCTCCGACTACTTCTACAGCCACGAGCGACGGGTCCGCGAGGGCCGAAACACTCCCGCCCTCGTGCCGTATCTGTATCAGACGCTCGACGACGGCGACGGCGTTCTCGACGTGGCGTACGCGTCCGTCCACACCAAGATCGTCACCTTCGAGACCTTGGACGGCCTCAAGTGCGTCATCGACGGCAGCGCCAACCTCAGAAGCAGCCGCAACCTGGAGCAGTTCCGCATCGAGTGCGACGCGGGGCTCTACGACTGGATCGAGGAGTTCACCGACCGAATCTTCGACGCCTACTCGACCATGGGTAGGAGCGTGAGGGGAGGCAAGCTATGGCAAGGCGTGCAACGACAAGCTCGGTAGGCAACCTCAGGCGCAAGGGCTTCTTCGCGGAGCGCACCGCGGACGGCCAGAGCTTCGGCGAGTCGCTCGTCGAGAGCTACCGCGAGATGAGGCGCTACGGCGCGACCGCGGCTCAGGCCTACGACGTCGTGAAGGCCTACAAGGGCTCCACGTCGGGCGTCTACAGGCAGTACTGATGGCGTGGACGGAGGAGGAGGTCCAGCAGGTCGTCGGCCTGCTCACGACCTTCAACGGCGCCGACGAGGTGTGCGCCGTGCTCGGGTGCGCCAAGGACGGACTCGACGCGCTCTCCCACGCGGCGTTCGGCATGCCCTTCGCAGACGCGGAGGAGGTGTTCCACGCGCAGGGCCGCGCGATGGTGCGCAAGGCGCTGTTCGACCAGGCGATGGACGGCTCCGCCAAGGCGCTTGAGATGCTGGCGCGTGAGCAGCTCGGCATGGGGCCGGTGGAGACGAGAAAGCGCGTGACGGCCAAGGCGGAAGGCGAGAAGGAGGCAGCGGATGCAGGCAACGACGTCCTCAGCCTCGTCAGGAGCAAGCGCGAGGACAGGCGCGCAAAGGCCGCGAATTGAGGTTCTCAACGGCTCGGTGGCCTACAGCGACGGCCCCGACGCCGTGGAGCTGGCCCGCTCGCTCGGCACCGACGCGTTCGAGTGGCAGGAGGGCGTGCTGTGGCACCTGTGCGCCCGCGACGAGCTCGACAGGCCCGCCTACATCACCGCAGGCCTCTCCCTGCCGCGCCAGAACGGAAAGAACCTTGTTCTTGAGATATACGAGGTGTATCAGATGGTCGTCTGCGGCGCCCGCATCCTGCACACGGCGCACCGGGTCAAGACGGCCAAGGAGTCGTTCGACCGACTGGTCGGCTACTTCCGCCGCAAGGAGCTCGCGCCCCTCGTGGAGAAGATTCGATACACCAATGGCGAGGAGACCATCATCCTCACCAACGGCGGCAAGATTCAGTTCTCCGCGCGCAGCCGCGCCAACACGCGAGGCTTCGCCGACATACAGATCGTCGTGTTCGACGAGGCGCAGGACCTCACCGACGAGCAGATAAACGCCATCATGTTCGTCCTCGCCGCGTCGTCGACGGGCGACCGACAGATGATTTTCACGGGCACCCCGCCCGACCCCGACTCCCCCGGCACCGTGTTCCGCCGCAACCGCCGCCAGATGCTCTCCGACTCCCCGCCCGCCCGCTCGCTGTGGCTTGAGTGGGGCGTCGAGGACATGCCGCCCATCGACGCGACCTTCGCCGACGTGGTGGACGACGTGTACGCGACGAACCCCTCCATGGGGCTCGTGCTCGACATCGGCTTCACCGAGACCGAGTTCGCGAACGCCTCGATAGACGGCTTCGCGCGAGAGCGCATGGGATGGTGGGACCCCGACGTCGAGGCCAAGGAGCCGCCCGCCATCGACCCCGAGGTGTGGGAGCGCACCGCCATCGCGTCCATCGGCCGCAAGTACCAGGGCGTCACGGCGCTCGCCGTCAAGTTCTCAACTGACGGCACGAGCTGGGCGCTCGCGGGCTGCAAGGCCAAGCGCGACCGCAGCCGCTACGCGTTCGAGCTCATCGAGCTGGGCGACACGTCGCACGGCACGCGCAGGCTCGCCGACGCCATCGCCCGCCGCAGGGGCAGCGTCGCGTGCGTGCTCGTGGACGGGACGAACGGCGCCGACGCGCTGTGCGCCAACCTCGCCGAGATGGCCCTGCCCAAGGGCTACGTGCGCCGCATGAGGGCGCCCGACGTGGTGGCCGCCTCGCAGATGTTCGTGGACGCCCTCGTGGACGGGACGCTCTCCCACAGCACGGAGGGGCAGTGCGTGCTCGACGAGTGCGCGGCCACCGCGACGAGGCGCGCCATCGGCACCAAGGGCGGCTGGGGCTTCGCGGGCTCCATCGAGATCGAGGCGTGCGCGGCGGCGGCCATGGGATGCCGCACGACCAAGCGCGACCCTAGCAGAAAGCAGAGGATCCTATGAGCGACCGAAGCAGGCAGCACGCCACGTCTACGCCGGTGCCCGACCTCGACGTCGTGCCGCCGAGGTACCGTCAGGACGTAATCGACCTGTTCGACACGTGGGCGGCGGTGCGCGAGCGCAACGCAACGCTCAGAACCTACGTCGAGATGAAGAACGCCACCAAGGACCTCGGCATCTCCATCCCGCCTGACCTCACGCGCGTCAACTCGGTGGTGGGATGGGCGGACAAGGCAATGCGCGTGCGCGTCGTGCGCTCGAAGTTCCAGGGCTTCGTCTTCGAGGGCGAGCAGGACCGCCGACTCGACTGGCTCGCGCGCCGCAACCGCCTCGCGTCGAAGTACTCCATGGGGTGCCGTGGCGCCCTCACCTACGGGTGCTCGGCCATGACCGTCATGAGGGGCGCCACGAGGCGACAGCCGCCCGTCATGGTGCGCAGCTTCTCCGCCAACCAGTCCGTCATGCTCTGGGACAAGGACGAGGACGGCATCGGGTGCGGGCTCGTCGTCGTGGGCACCGACCGCGAGGGCGTCGCCAACCGCTACGTGCTCCACGAGCCCGACTCCGTGGTCACGTTCTGGCGCGGCGACGGCGACGACTGGGAGTGCGTGGTCGAGCCGCACGTCATGGGCAGGCCGCTCATGGTGCCGCTCGTGCACGACGCCGACGACGACCGACCGCTCGGCCATTCCGTTATCACGCCCGAACTGATGGGCATCATCGACAAGGCCATGCGCGACGTACTGCGCATGGAGGTGGGCGCAGAGTTCTTCACGGCGCCGCAGCGCTACATCCTCGGCGCCGACCCCGACCTCTTCAGCGTCGAGCAGGTCGAGGAGGCCGCGTCGCAGTCCGAGGACGACGACGACACGGGCGGGAGACCGGCGCCGACCGACCCGCGCAAGATGATGCGCGCCTACCTCGGGGCGTTCCTGGCCCTCACGAGGGACACCAACGGCGAGGTGCCGCAGGTGGGCCAGTTCGCAGCTGGCGACGCCGGGAACTTCATCCAGGTCTTCGAGAACGACGCACAGCGCTTCTCGGGCGCGACCAACGTGCCGCTCGGGCAGCTCGGCGTGCTCTCGAACACCTACACCAGCTCCGACGCCCTCGGCGCAGCCAACGACCCGCTGATACTTGAGGTGGAGTCGCTCAACATGAGGATGCGCGAGTCCATGGAGGAGGTCGCGCGCCTCGTGATGGCGCTCGACCGCAACGTGGGCTACGACGCGCTCTCCGACCGCGAGATGGGCGTCATGGCGCAGTTCATGGACCCGGCGCAGCCGACGATCTCGGCGACCGCCGACGCGTGGACGAAGATAGGCGCCGCCGACCAGTCCATCGTGGGCACGCGCGTGTGGTACGAGGGATTGGGACTCTCCAAGGCGACCATCGACCGCATCATGGCCGCGCGGGACAGCCAGACGTCCATCGCGCTGCTCAACGAGATAGCCGCGCAGCTCGCGCCAGGGCAGTCGAATGGTTGACCCCGAGCTGTTCGCGAAGTACCGCGAGGCCATGCGGGCGGTCGCGAGGCTCGCGCATGACGAGACCGTCGTGCTCGTGGCCGACATCGACCCGTACGGCGACCCGTCCGTCAACGCGCTCAGGCTGCTCGTGCGGTACCCCGAGATAGTCGCCAAGTACGGCACCGTCGCCGTCACCGCAGCGCGGGAGTACTACGAGCGCTCGCGCGCCCTCGCCGTCGAGGCGGGGGAGGTGGATGACGACGGCTACGAGGCCGTGGACGCCCCCACCGTCCGCCGAGAGTGGGCGGAGGAGGACGTGCGCAAGGCCACCGACAGGGGAATCGACACGCTCGCGGGCGAGGCCGTGCGCCGCGTCATGCAGAGGGGCGACCAGACGCTCGCCATGAACGCCATGCGCGACCCCGCGCACCC